GGAGAATCGTAGGATGAATACAATCCTCGAACTTCTCTATCGGATACCCGACAGCGTTTGGATGCTCATTGCGTTTATTCTTCCTAGCAATCGGATTTTTCAGTTTTTAGCTGAGAAACTCGGTGGCCCGAAGAATGTAATGTAATGTAGCATCTGTTAGGTGGGGGTGTACTCTACACCCCCACCTGGCATCTCTGGTGATTGACTGTCGCCAGTAATGGCGGTGGGCCTGTGGCTGGATGTTTACCCCCAGAATTTATTGGAGGAAACATGAAAAGCCACGAAAGTACCCTTCTCGAGTTAGCAGTCTGCATCATACGTGATGCAACGGCTGCGTGTGCCGCCACAGAGTCAACCAAGCGTGATATCGATATGTTGATATCACGCGTCAAACATGAAGGCCTATCATTTTTAACGATAAGCCTTCCAGCTTATGGCTCAGACTTCGAAAGTTGTCTAAGACATAAGTTTGTAGACCCAATGTACTTTCGTGGTTTCCGAAAGTACAGAAGAATCCCCGCATTTCTGCGAGGTATCTTCGGTCTTGTGTTTGACGTTGATACGGGTAATATTGTTAACAATCCTCCAATTGAAGCTATAAAAGCTATACGCCAAATTGCGTATACCTTTAAAAAGCTGAAATTGGCCTGTTCCCCAGTACGGGTTAACAGGGCTTACGCGGGATACGTTAACGATGAGCACGATCTTGAGCAGCCTTTAGTTCCAGGTGATATTGAGCGATTTGCTCATTTATCACGTGTGATGTGGAGTCAAATGTTGTCTCTGCCTTCTATGGCGGTAGACACGATGATTCCACGACACGGACCTGGAGCAACGGCAGAACGTATTAGCGGGAACGCTAAATACGTTTTTCGTCGTTGGCACGACCGTCTCGAACAGTACTTTCCTATTGACTCATTTGCGCTAGCAAATGCTAATGCACTTGAATCAGAGGTGTTCGAGAACATAACGGTCGTTCCTAGGAGCAGTGAGCAACCTGTAAAGGTTATTACTGTTCCTAAGACGCTTAAGACACCCCGCATAATAGCGATAGAGCCTGTATGTATGCAATATACACAACAGGCAATATCTCGATCTCTAGTAAATGAGATTGAGAGATACCCTTTAACGGCTGGCCATGTAAATTTTACAAACCAGTCCGTTAATAGGCGTCTTGCTATTATGTCTTCGCATGACATGTCATTCGCTACGATTGACTTGTCAGCAGCAAGCGACCGCGTTCCTTTGTCGCTTGTTTCCCGCATGTTTGAATCAAACCCTGAGTTACACGGCGCGATTCTGGCATGTAGGACGGAGACGGCGCTACTTCCTAGTGGATTGGCTATTTCCCTTAGGAAGTTTGCGTCAATGGGGAGTGCTCTGTGCTTTCCAGTAGAGTCGATGTACTTCTACACTTTATGTGTAGCGGCTTTACTAGAATGGCACAAGCTACCCGTGACATCACGAAACGTTTATAACGTTTCTCGTGATGTCTATGTCTATGGGGATGACATTATTATTCCCACAGACAAGGCGGAATTTGTTGTCGGTCACTTGCAAAAGTACTATTGCAAAGTGAATATGTCCAAGTCTTTCTGGAGTGGAAACTTCAGAGAGTCTTGTGGCATGGATGCATTCATGGGTGAGTCGGTAACACCGACATACATTCGTGAAATGCCTCCTGACAACAAACGGGATGCCAACGCACTCATTTCCTGGCTTGAGACTAGTAACCTACTCTACAAAAGTGGTTATTGGCTCACAAGCTCTCGCCTCCTTCGGGAGTGTGAGCAGCTATTGGGAAAGCTCCCAATAGTCGGAAGTGATTGTGCTGGCCTAGGCAAGGTATCATTTCAGCGCGTTGTGACTATCGAAAGATGGTCGCAACGATACCAGTGTCCGGAAGTACGGACATGGGTCGCTAGTCCGGTTTATCGTAAAGATAAACTAGACGGATACCCTGCTCTGCTAAAGTGTCTCTTGTCTATGGAGAATCGTCCTTTCAGCGATTCTTCTGTAGACTCAAAGCACTTAAGCAGAACCGCACGGCACGGCGCCGT